TAAGAAACCAGAAGTACCACCACCAATGCCCAGCAGCGCAGGCGGAGCACCGGCTGGAGGAGCACCGGCTGGAGGAAAACCTCCAGCGGCAGCACCAGCTCCAGCAGCAGCCCCAGCAGGTGGAAACCCCCCAGCGGCAGCACCAGCAGGCGGAAAACCAGCAGGCGGAAAACCAGCAGGCGGAGGGGGAGCACCGGCAGGGGGAGGAGGAGCACCAGCACCAGTAGCACAAAACGTACCTGCTGGCAATTCAGAATTAAAGAAATTTACTTCATTGGCAGCTAACATTAGTCAATTTGAAAGTGGTAAAGCTGGGTACAATGCTTATAATAAAGGCACTGTTGGCAATAAAATGATAGGGTCAGACAAACCTATAGACTTTAGTAAAATGACAATTGCTGAGTTCCTTAAACGTGGTAATTTAAAGGCAGGCGATCAAGATCGTATTTTTGCCATGGGCAAATATCAAATCATTCCAAACACCATGGAGATGTTGGTAAAAAAATTAGGATTAGATCCTGCTAGTACAGTGTTAGATGCAAAAACTCAAGATTTATTGTTCACTGAAGGGTTAGTCAATCAAACTAGAACAAATGTGGCTGCGTACCTGTCAGGAAAAAGTAATAATAGAGATGCTGCAATATTAGATTTGGCTAAAGAATTTGCCAGTGTGGGTGTGCCGTATCCTGCTGGCAAAGCAAAAAATCGTGGTGAATCATATTATGCTGGTGTTGGCGGTAATAAAGCGCACAATTCTCCAGATCAAGTAGGAGCAGCATTAGACGCAGATCGACAAAATAAAGTTTCTGCAGCAATGGGCGGTGTTTTTGACGGACCTAAGTCTGGTTATGCAGCCACCCTGCACGGCAACGAAGCAGTGATCCCACTCAAGGACGGTGCTGTGCCTGTGAGCATGAGTCAAGAGTTCAACATGACTGCTGCCAATCTGGGCGAGCTGGTGGCCATTATGAAAAACAATGTGGGCATGCAAGACCGTATGCTGGCTGTGTTGGATGACATACGCAGAAGCCAAAGTACCATGACCGATAACACAGGCAAAATGGTGGCCATGGCGGCCTAACAATAAATAATGCACTATGGCAGATAACAAACAACCCGGTTGGCGCAAGTATTTCAAGGTAGCAGACACCGCAGGTGTCATGAGTCCAATTTCGGGCAACAACCAATTTGGCCTGCCTGGCTACAGCAAGAACGACGGCAATGGCAGCGGCATGCCTGCTGATTTCATATTTCGTAACTATGCTAGTCGTTTGCCAGAAGTTTACTCTGGTCACCCCAACCGTGTTGAACGTTACAATCAATACGAGAACATGGACATGGACTCAGAGATCAATGCATGTTTAGACATCATTGCTGAATTCTCCACACAGATGAACGAACAAAACGGCACACCGTTTGAAGTTGATTATCGTGACAAGCCAACAGACAACGAAGTTTCAATCATCAAGAAACAACTGCAACAGTGGATCAAGCTGAACAAACTGGATCAGCGCATATTTAAACTGTTCCGTAATACCATCAAGTACGGTGATCAAGTGTTTGTGCGTGATCCAGAAACATTTGAAATGATGTGGGTGGACATGAGCAAATTGGCCCGTGTGATTGTGAACGAATCAGAAGGCAAACGTCCTGAGCAGTATGTGATTCGTGATATCAACCCCAACTTCCAAAACATGACTGTGGCAGCCAAGACCACCACAGACTACATGACCAATCCTGTGACAGGGTCAATATCAGGCAACGCCAACTACACCATGCCCAACGGTGGCACCGGCGGTGGTACTGGTAACAGTCGTTTTATGACTGCCATGAACGAAGTTTGCCTGGATGCCAAGCACGTGGTACACATCAGTTTAAACGAAGGCCTGGATGTGTTTTGGCCATTTGGACGCAGTATCCTAGAACAGATTTACAAGGTGTTCAAGCAGAAAGAACTGTTGGAAGACGCTATCCTGATCTATCGTGTGAGCCGTGCTCCAGAACGTAGAATGTTCAAGATTGACGTGGGCAACATGCCCAGTCACTTGGCCATGGCGTTTGTGGAACGTGTGAAAAATGAAATGCACCAGCGCAGAATCCCCACCATGACTGGTGGCGGCAACAACATGATGGATGCATCATACAATCCCTTGAGTATCAACGAAGACTACTTCTTTCCACAAGGGCAAGACGGACGTGGATCCAGTATTGAAGTATTGCCCGGTGGACAAAATCTAGGCGAAATTGATGACTTGAAATACTTCAACAACAAAATGGCTCGTGGTTTACGTGTGCCATCCAGCTACTTGCCCACCGGACCAGACGACTCAGACCGTGCCATGAGCGACGGCAAAGTGGGCACAGCCTTGATTCAAGAGTACAGATTCAACCAGTATTGCGAGCGACTGCAAGCATTGATTGTGCAAAAATTAGACGACGAATTCAAGATGTTCATGAAATGGCGTGGGTTTAACATAGACTCTAGCCTGTTTAATTTGAAGTTTAATGCACCTCAAAACTTTGCCAGTTATCGTCAAAGCGAACTAGATACCACACGTATCACTGCATTCACACAGTTGGAACCGCTGCCCTACATGAGCAAACGCTTTTTGTTGCAACGTTTCTTGGGCCTGACTGAAGAAGAAATTGCAGAAAACGAAGAAATGTGGCGCGAAGAACGCGACGAGCCTGAACTGGAAACCAATGCAGGACAAGACATGCGTAGCATTGGTATCACGCCAGGTGGACTTGAAGCGGACATTGAAACTGGCGAAGCTGTGGCTGGCATGGAACCTGCTGGTAGTGCGGTACCTCCTGCTCCTGGTGCTCCTCCAGCAGCGCCTGCCCCAGCAGGTGCCCCACCAGTATAAATAACAACATGCTGTTAAACGAATTTTTTCAAAAAGAACCTGGTGCGTATCAAGACCTGTCGCAAGACAACAGTCAGACGCAAAAAGGTGATCTGCGCAAAACTCGTTTGACCTTGCGACAACTCAACAAATTGCGCAAGATGAATGATGTGAGAATGTACGAGTTTAAACAAAAACTCAAACTGGTCAAAAAACAATACGCACCTCCCCCTGCCGCCCCGGCAATGTAATAAACTTGTCATTTAATGGCATTTAACCCCCTTAAACCATGTGTTTTTCTCCTACAGTGTAAATAACAGCACACTTTACCTATAGGAGTTTCCCCATATGAACCGTTTTGAACAATTGATTGAATATGTGATCAATGACGAAGAAGCCAAGGCTCAAGCACTTTTCCACGAAATTGTTGTGGAAAAAAGCCGTCAGATCTATGAAAATATCATGGCTGAAGAAGCCGACGAGCTTGAAGAAGCTGAGGATATCGAGGAAGCCGACGAAAACCTCGACGAACAAGACGAAAGTTTGATGTCTGAAGTAGACATGGAAGAAGAGTCTGACATGAACATGGAAGCCGACGGCGACGAAGAAGCCATGGGCGGCGACGCACAAGACAAATTTGTCAACGATGTCGAAGCTGGCGATGACAGCGAATTTGGCATGGACGACGAAGGCGGCAGCGATGAACCTGCTACCAAAGACGACATCATGAATTTAGAAGACAAACTGGACCAACTGATGGCCGAGTTTGAAGACCTCATGGGCGGCGATGACCTGGGTGATGGCGACGGTTTTGGACCTGACGAAGGCGGCGACGCCATTGAAATGGACGACACTGCTGAAATGGAACCAGGCATGATGGAAGCTGTGAGTTTAAAAGCAGCCCCAAAGCCACAAACCAGTGAAGAAGGCGGCGTAAACAAGAAGTCTACCTATGCAGCCAACAGCGGACAAGCAGGCATGGCCAGCCGTCCAGTACACACTGGTGCAGGCGAAGGTGGCCGTCATGACGCATCTGGCGCTTACAGCAACAACACAAAAGACCTGATCGGCCGAGTTGGTAACACACCTGCACAAGGAACACAAAAGCCTTCAGCAGCGCCAAAGGCCAAGATGGGTGACAACAGCGCAGGACAAAACAATAGAAGCCCACTTCCTACCGGACGTCGGGGTTAATTAGATGCGATCTACGTACCTTAGAGAAGATTTAACTTTTAGCCAGGCCAATATCCAAGTCTTAGAAGAGTCTGATATGTCTGGCAAAAAGCATCTCTACCTCAAAGGCATTTGCATTGAAGGCGACAAGCGCAATGCAAATGAACGTATCTACCCCAAACACGAAATTATCAAGGCAGTAGAAACCATCAACGAACAGATCCACAACGGTAACTCCGTTTTAGGTGAAGTGGACCATCCAGATGATCTAAAGATCAACTTAGATCGTGTGTGTCACACAGTTGAAGGCATGTGGATAGACGGACATGCCGGTTGCGGTAAGTTGAAGATATTGCCAACCCCCATGGGAGAATTGATTAAAACGCTGATCACGTCAGGTGTAAAACTTGGCGTCAGCAGTCGTGGCAGCGGTAACGTAGACGACAGAACAGGACATGTAAGTGACTTTGAAATAGTCACTATAGATGTGGTTGCACAACCCAGCGCACCCAATGCTTACCCAACAGCAATTTATGAAGGTCTCATGAACATGAAGCACGGTCATAAACTGATGGAGATGGCTCGGGAATCTGGTGAAGGCGACAAAGTACAGAGATACCTAAAGAATGAAGTTAAAAGACTCATTCGGGATCTCAAAATCTAAGGAGAACCAGGCATGTTTGATGCAATTAAACCCTTGCTTGATAGTGGCCTAATTAACGAAGACGTTAGTCAAGAACTCAACGAAGCTTGGGAATCTAAACTAAACGAAGCCCGTGAACAGGTACGTGGAGAACTCAGAGAAGAGTTTGCACAACGCTATGAGCATGACAAGACAGTAATGGTAGAAGCCCTAGACAAGATGGTAACAGAAGGTTTGGCCGCAGAAATTGCGCAAGTGGCTGCTGAGAAGCAGGCACTTACGGAAGATCGCGTTCGTTTCCAAGGCAAGATGAAAGAATCAGCACAGAAGTTTAACGGCTTCATGGTTAGTAAACTTGCAGAAGAAATTGGCGAATTACGCCGAGACCGTAAAATGCACACTGAAGGAGTTGCAAAACTTGAAAACTTCGTGGTGCAAGCATTGGCACGTGAAATCACAGAATTCGCCAAAGACAAACGCGATGTCGTAGAGACAAAGGTACGTCTGGTACGTGAAGCACGTGGCAAACTTGAACAGTTGAAGAGT